AAGAAGATTAAAGAAATGTTTAAAAAGAAAAAAGAAGATATTTTATATTTAACAAAAGAAGTAAAATTTAATAACACAGATGATTTACAATCTTCAGTAGATAGCAATAAAATTTTTAATAAAAAAGATACTAAAGAAACTAAATCATCTTTAACATTTGGAAAATAATTATGGGAAGCAATAGTTCATCTGGTGGAAGCGGTAATAACAATTCAGCAAACAATGTACCACCAAGCAAAAGAAAATATGATGTGTCTGGAACATTATCTGATCCAAGAGAAAAAGATGATACTGCTGCTAAGATGAGTTTGTTCAGAGAACAAGGAGCAACTAATATTAAAAATATGAAATTTCAAACTCCAACTACAGCAATATTATCTAGACCATTACAAGCTGGATCAAGAGTTACTAGAGATTATTTTACTGGTGAAGTTTTAGGTAAAGGTGCATACAAAGGAACTACTAAACAAGATTTTGAAAAAATGACAAGATCAGCACAAGAGTCTATGTATAAAACTTATATCACAGGAAGAACTTCTGGTAAGACAGATGCTTATGGTAGAACTATATCTGCTAGTGAAAATGGTGGTGCAACATCAAGTGGTATGGTTGTTCAAGCTCCAACAGTAACTTCTCCAACAACAGCTGAAGTTTCACAGAGTGCAGCAGCAGATGCTGCTGAAGATAATATTCTTTTAAGAAAGAGAAGAACAAAAGCAGTTGGCAGATCAACAACAATAGTAACAGGTCCAACAGGTTCACCAACAAATGGTAGCTTGACATTGGGTAGACCAAGTTTATTAGGTAGAGCATAATGGCACAAACAGATTTAACAAAAAGTTTATTAAAGCGATTTGATCGTTTAAAATCTCAAAGACAAAACTGGGAATCGCATTGGCAAGAAGTTGCAGATTATATGCAACCAAGAAAAGCAGATGTCACTAAATTAAGATCAAGAGGTGATAAACGAACTGAACTTATTTTTGATTCTTCTCCATTACAAGCAGTAGAACTTTTAGCAGCATCATTACATGGTATGCTAACTAATCCATCAACTCCTTGGTTCTCTTTAAGATTCAAAGAAGATGAAATGGAAAATGAGGATGAAGCAAAAGAATGGTTAGAGTCTGCAACAGAAACAATGTATGCAGCATTTAATAAATCAAACTTCCAACAAGAAATTTTTGAACTGTATCACGATCTAATTACTTTTGGTACAGCAGCAATGTATATTGAAGAAGATGCAGATGATATTATAAAATTTTCTACAAGACACATTAATGAAATCTTTATTGCTGAAAATGATAAAGGTAGAATTGATACAGTATTTAGAAAATTTAAACTTTCAGCAAGAGCTGCAATACAACAATTTGGTACTGGAATATCAACTAAGATTGATACAATCAATAATAAAAATCCTTACGATGAAGTAGAAATTATTCATGCAGTATATCCAAGATCAGATTTTAATCCTAAGAAACAAGATAAAGCAAATATGCCATTTGAATCTGTGTATATTGAATATGCTAGTGGTGAACAATTATCTGTATCTGGATTTAAAGAATTTCCATTTGTAGTACCAAGATACTTAAAAGCATCCCATGAAATTTATGGAAGATCACCTGCAATGACAGCATTGCCAGATGTGAAGATGTTAAATGAAATGTCTAAGACTACAATCAAGTCTGCACAGAAACAAGTTGATCCACCTTTACTTGTTCCAGATGATGGATTTATATTACCAGTAAGAACAGTACCTGGTGGTTTAAATTTTTATAGAAGTGGTACAAGAGATAGAATTGAAGCATTAAACATTGGAGCAAATACTCCACTAGGTTTAAACATGGAAGAGCAAAGAAGAAACTCAATTCGAAATGCGTTCTATGTAAATCAACTAATGATGCAAAATGGTCCACAAATGACCGCAACAGAAGTGATTCAAAGAAACGAAGAGAAGATGAGATTACTTGGTCCAGTTTTAGGTAGACTTCAATCTGAATTATTAAAACCATTAATTGATAGAACTTTTAATATTATACTTAGAAAGAATTTATTTAGACCAGCTCCAGAATTTTTAAGCGGTAAAGATATTGAAATCGAATATGTATCTCCACTAGCTAAAGCACAAAAGTCTAGTGAATTACAATCAATTATGAGAGCAATAGAAATCATGGGTAGCTTATCAAATGTTGCTCCAGTATTCGATCATATTAATATGGATAAACTCGTTAGACATTTAGCAGACATTGTTGGTGTTCCACAAAAAGTTTTAAAACCACAATCTCAATTAAATGCTGAACGACAACAAGCACAAGCTCAACAAGAACAAATGCAACAAATGCAACAGCTACAACAAGTAGCGGAAGCAGGGGGAAAAATAGCACCACTCGCAAAGGCTTTACCAGAAGAAGCTAGAGCTGTAGCTCAAGCAGAAGAATAACTTTTAAAATGGTTTTGTTCTTTGCTTGAGAATCAAGCGAAGCAAATGCTAAATATTTATGGATGAACTAAAACAATTTGAAAAACAAATAAAAGGTTTAAGGGAAGCATATCAAAGAATTTTTAATTCAGATGATGGCAAAATAGTTGTCACTGATTTAGAAAAACGATGTCACTTTTTGTCTACTACTAATGTTAAAGGAGATAGTCATGAAAGTGCATACATGGAAGGTCAAAGGAGTGTACTTCTATTTATTAAATCAATGCTCCAAAATGATAACACAAAAGGTAAATAACTATGTCACAAGAACAGATAACACAGGAAACTGTGCCTGTAGCAGAGACAACACAAACTACTACAGAAACACAAACACCAATTTCTTCTACTACTGAACAACCTACTGTTGCGAAGTCTTGGAAAGAAGCAATCTCAGAAGAATTTAGAAGCGATCCAAACATTGCAAAATTTACAGAGATTGATGCACTAGCTAAATCTTATATCAATGCCACAAGAATGATTGGTCAAGATAAAGTTGCAGTGCCAAATAATAATTCAACAGAAGATCAATGGAATGAAGTTTATTCTAAATTAGGTAGACCAGAATCTCCAGATAAGTATGAGCTTAATGTTAAATCTGATGTTGTACCTATTGATGAAACTGCAATCAAAACCTTTGCCGAGACCTCACATAAGTTAGGTTTAAATAATAGACAAGCACAAGGTATCTTAGAGTTTTACAAAAACTCGATGGAAGGATCTGCACAACAATCAAAGATTGATATGGAAACTGCACAAGCAAATGCTGAACAACAACTAAGACAAGAGTGGGGTAAAACATTTGAAGATAATGTTAGAAAAGCAGGTTCATTAGCTAAAGCAAATCTAGGTGTAGAAGTATTAGATATGCAATTACAAGATGGAACACGATTAGGAGATCATCCAGATATTATAAAAGGATTTGCAAAAATTGCAGATATGATGTCTGAAGATAAAATTGTTTCAACTGAATCTGAAAATGTCAATCAAGGTAAAGATATTGAATCTGAAATATCTTCGATTGTAAATGATAAGAATAGTCCATATTGGAATAAAGGTCATCCAGATCACGACAAGATTGTTCAACAAGTATTTACATTAAGGTCAATGCTCAATGGATAATAATTTAACTGATGCTGAATTAAGATTGGAGATTCTCAGAATCGTTAAAGAAAATGGTACTGAGAATCAAAGATCAAATCCCTTGCCAATTTGCGAGGAATATTATAAATGGGTTTCTAAGGAGAATGAAAGTTCTCCTAAGAAAAGAAAGACAATTCGTAAATCGAACCTTTCTGACAACAAGGAATAGTCTTGTAGTCTAAAAGACTTTAAATCCAAGAGATGCCTGTCGTGAGACAGAGAACCTTTCTGATTGTTTAACTATAACTAACAACTAAAGGAGACAAATATGTCTAACCAAATAACTACAGCATTTGTGCAGCAGTATTCTGCTAACATTCAAATGCTATCTCAACAAATGGGATCGTTATTAAGAGATAAAGTTCGTCTTGAAAGTGTTGTAGGTAAGAATGCGTTCTTTGACCAAGTTGGTTCTGTAACTGCGGTTAAAAGAACTAGCAGACATGGCGACACTCCACAAATTGATACTCCTCATGCGAGAAGAAGAGTTTCATTAGTGGATTATGAATTCGCTGACCTAATAGACGATCAAGATAAAGTAAGACTCTTAATTGATCCTACATCTTCTTATGCTCAAGCTGCTGCTTATGCAATGGGTAGAGCTATGGATGATGAAATAATCAGTGCTGCATTAGGAACTGCATTCACTGGCGAAACTGGTTCAACTTCAACTGTGTTACCTTCTTCTCAGAAGATAACTGAAGGTGGAACAAATGGTTTAACTGTTGCTAAGTTAAGAAGTGCAAAAGAAATTCTTGACTTAAATTCTGTTGATCCATCAATCGCTAGATACATTGTGGTAGGTCCTAAACAAATCACTGATTTATTAGGAACAACTGAGGTAACAAGTTCTGATTTCAACACTGTTAAAGCATTAGCAAATGGTGAAATCAACTCATTCCTTGGTTTTAACTTTATCGTGTCTAACAGACTAAACACAACTGGTTCTAACAGACAGTGCATAGCTTATGCAATGGATGGTATCGGTCTAGGTGTTGGTAAAGATGTTACAGCAAGAATAGACGAGAGAGCTGACAAAGGTTATGCTACTCAAGTTTACTACTGTGCATCTTTCGGTGCAACTAGAATGGAAGAAGAAAAAGTTGTTGAAATCCAAGCATACGAAGCATAATCATAAAGGAGAATAATTATGGCAAGTGTAAAAGGAACTAACTTTACTAACATCACAGCTGATCCAATCGTTAAGATTGATAGTGGTGAGTGGTCTGGTAAGTTAAGAGTACAATACGATAGCTATGAAGCATCTTCTTTAGCTTCTGGATCTGATATATCAGTTGCAAGATTACCTAAAGGTGCAAAAGTGTGGGAAGTAATTGTCCACCATGATGCGTTAGGTACTGGAGTAACTTTATCAGTTGGTGATAGCGGTAGTGCAACAAGATACATTGGTGCAACTGCAGCTGCAACTGCTGGTAAATTAGTTATGTCAGAAGATGGAGCAATTGATGGCTTTGGCTATGAACAAACTGCTGAAACTGATATTTTAATAACTACTGGTGGTGGTACTGCTAGTAATACAATTAAAGTAGCTGTTATTTATTCAGTAGAATAATAATACTATTGGATGGGGGAGCAATCCCCCATCTATCTTATGAAACAAATAAAAGACTTAAAAACAATATTACATTTTAGACAA